GTCCCCGAATGTGGTGCAGGATCATCTGGTCACCCACGTACACCGCCACATGGTTCAAGCCATCGCAGCCATCTAGCGCCATCAGCAACGCATCCCCGATCTGCAGCTCATCCATTGAAACCTCGACAAAGCCAGCGTCACGCCAGCAGCGATCAAACATCGGGTCGGCATTGAAGTTGTTCAGGTCAACCGGACGTTCCCAGTCCCGTAGTGGCAACGCAAAATGCTCGGCGTACCAGTCCCTTACCAGCGTCCAGCAATCGCTAATGCCCCAAACCCATTGCCGTCCCACCAGAGGTGCCTTGTAGCCAGTTGGTTCGATTGTGCTCCATTCCAGGCTGCCGGGGTTGACGATATGCCAAGTGATGCCGGATTTCTCGCATCCCATGCGGTCCGCTTCGCTTGGTGTTGCCGGTGAGGTTGGATGGCTATGTACAACGGCAAGCACTTCACCTGCATCCTCGGCTTTGGCGTAGTCGTCAGGATCCAGCATGAAAAAATCCTGAGGTGAGTCCGCCAGATTGCTGCACGGCCAATAGCGTTTGCGACCTTTGATGACCACCAACAAGCCACACGCCTCTCGTGGTGATTCCGCCAGCGCGTGCTCAATCGCTGCCTTCTGCCATTTCCTTGTCATCCGTAGTAACCTCCCACGCCGGGGAATCCGCCAAACGGCAATTCAGCGGTCTCGCCAAATCGCTTACGACAACTGGTAAGTCGCTTGCCGCATACGTCCTGCGCTGCGGTAACAACTGCTCCTGTGGTCACAAGTGGCTCAACAGTGTTCACGTAACCCGAAGACCACAACGGAGTATTGCTGCCACCGTGGTAATAAACAAGGTTGCCATCATTTTGTTGGTCTAGGTAGTTGGTGCTATAACCACTGGCGGTACGGGTGTAGTACACAGCAGCAACAGCACTGAACGTACCAAGGCCGCCGGGTGTGACGACGGGATCGCCGTTTCTCCATGGATTCGTTGCTCCCACGCTGACGATGGCGTTGAAATAAATGCCAACCTTCCACATGCCCGTTGAAGTGCTGACCGTTGCCTTAGCCATAGGCTTGAGGTTGGGGTCGCCATAGTCGTCATTGATGACTGGTGCGCCTTGCGTCCACTGATGGGTCACTGTTCGACCCAATGCAGCAAAGGCAGTCACGTAGTTCTGCGGCAATGCCGTTGAAGTTGCGGTATAGCTCAACGTGATTGTGCGGCCATCAATCGTGAACTGACGTGTTACCGTGCGTGATTGACCGGCATAGTTATTGGCATTGCCAAGAACCTCGTAAAAGAACGCTCCAGCGCGACCTGTGTTGACCGTGCTTTCTTGTCGCCAATCCATGTGCCGCACTGCAGTCGGCGTACCAACTAGATCAGTGTTTGTGCTCCAGGCGGCGGTATTGTTGGCGCGATACAGCACTAGGTTGCCGTCGGTTTGAATCACCAGTCGTTGTCCGCTTAAACCGCCAGTACCTGCGGCAAAGACCAGTGCATTGTTCTTGGCTCTTGTCACGATGTTGCCGTCAGCCTGCAGCGTGGTGCGCCACCAGCCGTTGACAGAAGTCAGGTGTTGATCGGTAAATAGCGTTTGCCCAGCTTGCAGGCGATCGTTGCCAGCGGGGAAGTTAATGGCAAATTGTGTGGCGACAGCATTATCATTGGCGTCAAAGAAGTTTGTGCCGGTGTAACCGCACTCTGGTCCGCGATAGATCCATGGGCAGGCATTAGGCAACGCCACACGACGAGGAACACGCACCCCAGCAAGGTCAAATACAGCCGCCAGCTCCCATTCGACGTAATCGCGGTTTTCTGTAACTTTGCGGTCAACGTAATACACCTCACGCGGCATTTCGCTGTCACCAGGTGTGCCGAATGGATTGGTGCCGCCCGTAAAATTGGAAGCATCCAGGAACCGACTTAGCGTGCGGATGCGCGTGAACTTAGCTCCGGCAAGGTCATTGCCTGGTGTGAACACATTGGCATTGACCAAAATTGCTGACATGGAGCCAAGGATGTTGGACACCCGCACCTTTGGTCTTGGAAGTTGTCCGTTGCCTGAATACTCAAAGCCTTCCGCCTCAATCGGAAACGGCATGTAAAGCTGTCCGCGCCAGGCAATGTCACCCGCAGGTGTCTTGGCATTTACACCGCTATGGAAACGGTAGATATCAGCACTGCCGTGAACGGCGGCAACCAACTGCAGTTCATATAACTCAATGATGGCATTGGGGCTTGAACCGATAAGCTGCTGAAATAACTCGCTCATGGCTCAAAGACCTGCACAAAGGTGGCGGTGATCGTGTTGTTGTTGCAGCTCAACATATCCATATTCCATGTAGAGCATATAAATTGTCCGGCATTGCCTTGTGGCGGCGTCCAGTCAAATGATTCGACTCCACTGCGAGCATCTAAAAAGGACAATATATTATTACGCTCTGTGTCTGTGCGATTCAGAAAAGTAAGGCGCCAGGTCTTAGGGTTTGCGTTTAATGAGTAACGAATGCGCTGCGAATATCCGTCACCATATTGAATCGACCGCACACGCGGCTGGCTTTCCTGCGTAGCGGTAAAACTAGGGGTATAGGTAAAAGTAGCCATTAGGCAAGCAAACCTCCAGGGCGCTTCTGCTTGATCAATTCTGCCTGCACAGCAGCGCCTACGACACGTCCTAAAGCGTTGGCATCAGGCTGGTTGCCTTGCACACTTGACCCGGTGGCATCAACCTGGACGTTCACAGTGACTGGATCACCGCCAGCAGATGCCACACCAAGGCGCCCATCACGCCCGCGCTTAAGCGGCATGATCGCTTCAGGTCCGGCTTCGCCCATTAGGCCAACGCCATTAGCAAAGGGGAACAGCGTCGGCCGATCCACAATCCCGCCGCGAGCGAACTTCTGAATGCCGTTCTGGGTAAAGACATCACCCATGGCCTCTGGTCTGGGGATACCGAATAAATCCATCACTCCGCCAACCAGCGGTCTGATAATCGCCTGCCGAATAGCGATCCTAGTGATGTCAGCGATGATGCTATTAGCGAGATCAGTGAAGTTTGCCTTGCCAGTAGTGACGAAAGTAGTCAGTTGATCTTCTAGACCTTGAAAAGTATTGACCACTGCATCGCCAACCTGCGCGCCGAAATTGCTGATCGATTCGTAGTAAGCCTTGATTTTTTCAGCAGAGTTGGCGCCGAAGCTATCTTCCTGCTCTTTCTGTTTCTTGTTGGCATTATCAAGTGCAGCAGCACGATCACGCAGCAGTCGGATATGCTCAGCTAGCGCGGGATTTGTAGCAGCCAAGATGTCGAGTTGCAATAGGTTGACCTGAGCATTCAGCTTCTCAACTTCAGTCAATACCTTCTTATCGCTTTGCACCTCGCGAATCTTCGTTTCGTAATCATCAAGAGATGGCAGGAGATCCTTGAGGCCTTGCGTCAACTGCTGATTGGCTAGCTCGTTATTTGCTTTTGACAGTTGGTTGATCAATGTTTCCAAGGGCTTTACATCTGCCTCACCACCAGCAGCGCGAATTTCACGGAACAACTTTACGACTTGCTTCGTTAAATCATCAACGGTTCGATCGTTCTCACGAATGGCTTCGGCACGATCGGCTAACAGTTTCTCCACTGGCGTGCCGCCAACATTGGCGAACGCCGCGTTGACATCTTCTACCTTCCGGCGCAGGCTTTCTTGCAAATCCTTAAGCTGCTCCGTCAAGTTGTTACGACGTTGCTGGAGCCTTTCTGCTTCTGTTGCGGCACGCTTTGATTCAGCAGCTCGACGTGCATCTTCACCAGTCATATCCAGAGTGTCGCGACCCGTGCGCCGCCCGGTCCCAGGGGATGGTGCATCCGTGAACAATCGCTGGAATTGCCTTATGTTTGCCTGGAAGCGCTGCATAAAGTCAGCACCAAAGCGATCGGCTTCAGCCTGCGCACCCGCGAAGTCGCCCTTGAATGCCAGCGAAGCTCGCTTGGCGAACGAGCCAATTAATCGAACAGCCTCATCGACTAACTTGACCATGCCAAGCAACACAGCCGCCACACTGCGAATGCCAAACTTAATTACATTGAATAAATCTGTAAAGTCTTTTTCACTTCCGAACAATTCGCCAAATACTTCAAGGATTGATTGCAAAGCAGGCAGGAGTGCGTCGGTCAGTTCCAACCCAAATCCTTGAGTCTTAATCCCGAACTCAGTCAGCGTGTCATTAAATTGATCAGACCTAGCAGCAAAATCATCGGAAATCTTGTAAGTGAATTTCTCCATGCTCGCTGCGCCTTCATTCAGCAGCGGAATCAAAGCTGCTCCACCTTTGCCAAATAAGGCCATCGCTATTTCTGCCTTTTTCGCACCATCTGGCATATCGGCAAATTTGTCAGCAATTTGCTTAAGGGCCTTGTCGGTGGGGATTAGCTGACCATTTGAGTCTTTTGCTGTAACGCCTAATTGCTTCAAGCGGCGTTGCATATCATCATTGCCTTCTGCTGCTTTAACAAGATTCAAATTCAGTTTATTTATGCTTTTACCCAGAGTCGCCATATCCACATCAGCAAGCTTTGCGGCATTGCCGATGCCAGTCAGCGCAACAGCCGCAATGCCGGTTTTGGCCTGTAAGTTGAACAACTCATCGCCAGCATCGATAGATTTCTTCACAACAGCAGCCAAGCCGCCTACGATTGCACTGCCGGCGATCGCTGCACCAAAGCCGGCGACGGCGCCCTTAAGGCCATTGAATGACATGGCCACGTTCTTGGCCTGTCCTTGCAATCCCTGCATCGAATTGCCAAGCCGACGAATATTGTTCTCGCCTTGAACGTCAGCCTTAATCCGCAACATGGCATCCATGTTCATGGCTATGCCCCCTGCTTATTGATTACCGACATCGCCGCGGCCTCCATCACTTGAAGATCCTCCAGCAGCGCGCGCGGTTCGCTTACGTCGTACAGCTTAAACAACCATTGGACCGCTGCATAGTCCAGCCCAATCACTCCGCTCATTGTGGTGCGCCATTGGGTCTGAACCCTTAGAAACATTTCGACAACATGCCAGTTCTCTTGCCAAATCGCGAAGTCTTCATTGGCTGCTGCAGGCAGTTCAGGCAATGCAATGCCTAAGGCCGCGGCATCGTCGGCGGTTTCGTCAACGACTCCACCGCCTGCCCAATGCTCAGCGGCCTCAATCAGTTTTTTCGCTTAG